TCATTTAATCTATATACACATATATAGATAATTAATTTGCCATATATTTTGGATGGCACAAAATAGACAAAATACACAAAACATCCTATAAATAAAATTAATTATCGCGATTAAATATATACATGTATAAATTAGCAGTAATAGCCATCATTTTTATATTAGGATTATATTTTACATACAATTATACATCAAAACAAGTCTTGGAAGGATTTGCTGTTAGTAAAACATCTTGTCCAAATATCTTAATTCAAAAAGACAAGGAGCTTTATTTGTATAACTCGCGCCAAGCAAGAATTCCGGGGGTAAACCCAGTTGTCTTCAAGAATTTAGAAGATTATGTTGAATTTCTAGATTGGCAACGAAGTCAAAATATAAATTGTCCAGTATTGTTCTTACAACATTCGTATGATGCACAAGGTAAACCAGTATATAATGTACGCCCAAGCCCAACTGATCTTCAAGGAGGACTTCCCTCTATTTTAACATATGGTTCTGATTCACAAGCACTTCCTCTACACCTACAACAATCGGAACAACCCATTACAAAATTAATCGACTCAAATAGAAATGATCCACCCTATAATGATAATTCCTATCCTGGATATGACCCAATTAATCTCTACCAAGGGGATTACACTCCTTTAGATAAACTGTTCAATGAACAGGAAAAAACATCAGCGAAAAGCACAAATCCAATGGATGTAAATTGGGGTGGTGTACAATATACTGCTGACGCAGTGAAAGCAGGCGAATTTAAAGAAGACGAAGTTAAAATATATATTCCGTAGATTTCATTGGATTTCATTGGATTTCATTGGATTTCATTGGATTTCATTGGATTTCATTGGATTTCATTGGATTTCATTGGATTTCATTGTACCGAATCTAATTATATGTATATAAACATAACACGATAATATGGTGGTATGTTTATTGATTATATTTTGCTGTATGTATTTAACTGTGTATTGTATAATACATAATAATTATTCGAGACCATCCAGGTATTTCATATTTTCTGTAAGTGTAGCTCTAAAACTGTTCAATATGTTCATTTTTTCAATGATCTTTTCAATATCATCGTCGTTAGGATTGGATGATATTTTTTTAGATAATGTGGGTAATGCGGCCAATGTAATCGAATTGATTCTATCTTCGATGGATATAATCAAATCTTCCCATTGTTTGCGATTATTCAATAAACTGAATGAATTTACAGCACCTCGTGTTTTATCATTTAAATCGTCAATTGAGTCTTGAATTTTTAGCATATCAAATTTACTATTGTTATTTCGTGTATTTTTGTTCTCTGTTTTACCTTTACTATCTGAATCAGAATCTGAACCGAATCCCATGAATCCTTCAGAAGTAGCTGATGGAAACAAAGTAATATATATTAGATAAAATAAGATGGCAATTACGATATATCCTAAATAAGTATACAATTCTTCCATGTCTGTTTTATATATATTAGAGTAATACAAATTTTTTAATATTTTCAATACATGATTTGTTAATTTTTCGAACCTGTCCATTTTCACCAGTTAACTTGAGGTCTTGCATACAATTGTCATTTTCCTGTAGGCATTGAATTAAATTTTTGATTGATTTGAATTCTGCCATAATCGCAATCGCACTCTTGACACTCACACTAGGAATAGTAGCAAGCATAATTTCGCCAATATTTTCTTCTGTTATATTGTTCTTCTTTTGCTTTTTCATTACTTGACTATACGGTACTTCCTTCTCGACACGATTTTCATCATAATACCCTAATTTCTTAGGCTCTTTTTGTAATTTATCGGCATAATTAACGATTAGTTCACATGTCTCGTTGATATTTTTTGTTCTGACTACGGAAAATCCCTTAAAATAGTTCAATGTAACTAACGCTGAATAAAGAGTTTTTTTATCCATTCGCCCCTTTACTGCATTATACCTTTCAAAATCACCTTCAATAACATAAACGACATGATGGTTATGTAGACTATATTCATTCAATCGAAATGATTGCTCAGAATATCTACCGTCCTTAATACTTGAAGCCAAGTCATAGAGTGATTTTCGTTCAAATATGATCTTCTCACCATCGTCATTTGTTGAGAGAATAATATCACCTAAATCCAATTTCTCTACTTTGATTTCATGACTATGTTCTTTAAATAATAAATTCATCGTTGTTAATAGCTCAGATTCTCGTGTATCTATTTTGATAAGCATAAGTATACAAATATTTGAATACTTATGTTTATATTCTTTATAACATGTAATTCTTCATCATTATAATGTCGGTTGTAGAACAATTATAGTTGGGGTCCACCAATACCATTAGGTAATCCAGAATATTGTCTGAAGTTAAACAAAAAATTGGGTCTTTGTGCGTTAGACGATATTTCGAATGGTTTTGAACGCATAAATCCAGTTGCACTTGGTGCTGAACCGCCTTTCATATTACCACCAAAATAATTAGTTCTAACACTTTTTCCACTGGTAGTCATTACAACAACAGATGGCATGATTCCATTTGTTCCACTGGCACCACCAAATTCGGTTCTTCTAGCGACAGCAGAGCGTCCACGATGACTTCTATATCCATTTCTTTGAGGCATAATATAACATATATTAAGATAATATATTACACCATATTATATTATCATTTCTTTATCATTTCTTTATCATTTTTATAATCGTTGGATAATACTATTTATTATATTGCTTAAGCAACATATCCACTGCGAGAACCTGAAAAGATAAGAGACTTTTTACCGACACCACCAGAACCAAGAGGATTTCTAGAAAGAATATTACGCTCTTTCATTTTTCTCTCTTGTTGGGCAGGTGTTAATCCATACAAGTCAGCCAATCCTTGACCAGCCTTGATACGTATGTGACGAGCAACAGCAACATCACGAACACCAATAACAGAACCTAAACCACCCATAATTCCGAATATTTTTGTGTTATTTGTAATAGAAGGAGTGTGTCTAGCACGCTTGCTACCATTCATTAAACCAGGCATTATATAATGACTAAATATATTTTTTTTATTTTCGATTTTTTCAATTATGTTTTTAATTTCATTATAAGTCGGACCAATCATTTGGTAAATACTTATTTATAGCATATACGAATTATATATAAATAGATCTCCTCATGTTAAGTATAAGTATGACAGAGTTTAAAATAACAAATGACGACGATTTTATTAAATCAGAAGATGGATTCATCTTTAATCCATATAATTCTACAAATGTTGAGATTACATTGAGCCAAGTTCAATCTATTCTGACTAAATATGGTATCCCTGGAAATATTGACAATTTAACTCTCTATAAAAGAGCTTTTATTCATAGATCTTATACAAAACGCCCCCAATCATATAACGAACAAGAGAATATAACAATTACCGAGCGCCCATATGATTGTCTTCCATTATATACTAAATCAAACGAAAGATTGGAATTTTTAGGGGACGGTGTTCTTGAACTAGTTACAAAATATTACTTATATCGTAGATTTCCTAAAGAGAACGAGGGATTTATGACGGAGAAAAAAATCGCATTGGTAAAAAATGAAGCTATTGGTAAATTAGCTCTGGAAATGGGTCTTCATAAATATTATATTATATCTAAACATGCTGAGGAAAAGAAAACGAGAACAAATTTAAAAAAATTGGGTTGCTTGTTTGAAGCATTCATTGGTGCATTATTTTTAGACTTTAATAAGATGACGCTACTTGACGAAGAGGGCTGGTTTAAATCACTATTTACAACTGGACCAGGATTCCAAATGGCACAAATATTTATTGAAGGTATATTTGAAAAACATGTTGATTGGATGAAATTAATTCAAGACGACGATAATTATAAAAACATTCTCCAAGTGAAAATTCAAAAAGAATTCAAAGATACACCTCATTATATTGAGATTGGTCATAGTGATGAAAGTGGCTACGAAATGGGGGTTTATTTGTGTTTAGGACAAAAAATTCATGAGGTTTCTAGAGAGCATGCAACCAATTATAGAAAATTAGGTTCATTTGAAAAAATTCACGAAATGATGGAAACAGACGGGAAAGTATTCATTTACTTGGGTCGAGGACAACATAAAATTAAACGAAAGGCCGAACAAATGGCTTGTGACGAAACATTGAAGATGTTAAGTCTAGTCTAGAATTCAGTAACCGACTTTTTGTATTGAGTATATACTTCTTTTTTTATGTGTTCATTTAATATAGATAAATGTCATCAGGGATTTTAGACAAATTAAAAATAAAACCTAATCCAGAAAAAAATGAAGATGAACGTGTTGAAATAAAATTCAATAACGATGCTACCGACATTAATGACAATACTGACATTAATGACAATAATAAAAAGGAGGTTTTCTTAAATACAAGGATTATTGATAAGATCGATACCAATGAAGACGACCGTGAAGAAATGTTGAAAAGATTTGCCATGATAGCAAGTACTACAATCCCTGAGCAAAACAAAAGAGAAGCCATTATTGTTGAACAACCAAAAAAAATTAAAAAACTTAATAAGAAATTAACATTGGTTAGTGAAGACATGGTTAAGGAGGGGGAGAGGGATGGAGACAAGGCTGTAGACAAGGCTGTAGACAAGGCTGTGGACAAGGCCGTGGAGAAAGTAGTAAAGGGTGTAAAGGAAATCGGGCAAAAAATAGAACAGGATCTTGGGGAAGATTTTGGAGTCAAACCAAAAGGAAGACGCACAAAAAAGGCAACATTCGATGTTATTGCAGATGATGTAGTAGTTGAATATATTGGTAATGCGTCAGTGAAAGAAAGAATGCCGGTCAAAGATAAACAAGTTTTGCTCAGAGCCAATTCTTATTACATGAATAATCGCGAATCGTTTATTGGGTTTGTCAATGCGCTATTCAAACCATACAAAGAAGAGTTTAAGAATGCAGAATCTTCTTTAAGTTGTGATAGACCAGATAATGCCAAGTTTGCATTATTAACTCATCAAAAGGTTGTTCGTGATTATCTTAATTTATATACCCCATATCGCGGTTTATTATTATATCATGGATTAGGTAGTGGTAAAACTTGTACTTCTATCGCGATAGCCGAAGGTATGAAAACTGACAAACAAATTATAGTTATGACACCCGCATCGCTAAGAATGAATTACTTAGAAGAGTTGAAAAATTGTGGTGATTTACTCTACAAAAAAAATCAGTATTGGGAATTTATTTCTATAATGAAAAATGATAACAAGGGAATTAATGTAGACGAAATTATCGACACGCTATCGAAACTGTTACATTTGGGCAAAAATTACATTAAAAAACAAGGTGGAGCTTGGATGGTGAATGTGACCAAACCGTCGAATTATGATACCATCCCCGAAGACCAAAAATTAAGTTTAAATAGTCAAATCAACGAAATGATTCGAAATAAATATCGATTTATTAATTACAATGGGTTATTAAACAGTCACTTAAAAGGATTAACGGAAGATTATACTATCAACCCATTCGATAATAAAGTTATTATTATTGATGAAGCCCATAATTTTGTTAGTCGAATCGTGAATAAACTAAAAAAACCCGAATCTCTTTCTATGCGCCTTTATAATTATTTGCTTTCTGCTGAAAATTGCCGGGTTGTCATGTTGACTGGTACACCCATGATTAATTATCCAAATGAAATATCCATATTGTTTAATATTTTACGCGGATTTATAAAAACATGGACCTTCCCTCTGACGATACAAACTGGTCGCAAGTTTAACAAAGAAGAAATGACCAAAATATTTGCCAAATATGAAATTTTGGATTTTTTGGACTACAAGCCAACTTCAAAATTATTAACAGTTACTCGCAATCCATTCGGATTTATAGATGTAACAAAAGATGCCCTCTACAAAGGTGTAACCAATATTAAAACTGGACAACGAGGAAATGTAAGTGATGCTGACTTTGTGAAAATGATTACTGCTATTTTAAATAAAAATCAGATTGATGTCAATGCTAGAAGCATTCAAGTAGATAATTTCAAGGCTTTGCCAGATACTCTTGATGCGTTTAAAACACGATTTATTGATGAAAGCAATGGTCAATTAAAAAATGAAAATCTCTTTAAACGCCGTATATTAGGTCTGACTTCGTATTTCAAGAGTGCTCAAGAACAATTAATGCCATCATTCAATAAGGATGTCGACTTAAAGGTAATGAAAATTCCTATGAGTGATTTCCAACTTGGAGTGTATGAACAAGCCCGCATTCAAGAGAGAAAATTAGAAAAGGCATCCAAGCCTAAAAGAAAGGCTGCCGCGAAACCGACCGATGATTTATACGACGAAGCTGTATCTACCTATCGTATTTTTTCAAGAGCTTTTTGTAACTTCGTTTTTCCTGCTGAGAAAAAAAGACCTATGCCAAAAGATGGCGAAGATATGTCAGACTCTTTAAAAGAGGTTGTCAATGAAAATATTTTAGATGCATTATCTGTAAAAGAAACAATTGACAATACTGGTGGAAAATATACATTAGAAGACACTGCTTTATTGGAAGCTGAAAAGAAAAATGAACAAGATTCTACATATGACCAACGAATAAAAGACGCTATGGCATTTTTAAAAGACAATTCTAGTAAATATTTATCACCAACTGGGTTAGAAATTTACAGTCCAAAATTTTTGACTATATTGGAAAATCTTCAGGATCCAGAATATAGAGGATTACATTTGATATATACACAATTTCGCACACTGGAAGGTATTGGTATTTTGAAGCTCATTCTAGAAGCGAATGGATTTGCGCAATTCAAAATCAAGCGTGATGAAAGTGGAAGCTGGAGACTGAATATGTCTGATGAAGATATGGGTAAACCTACCTTTGCATTGTACACTGGAACAGAAACACCGGAGGAAAAGGAAATTATCCGTAATATATTTAACAGTACTTGGAATTATGTTCCCGATTCAATAACTAGCGACTTGGCAAGAATGTCCACTAACAATTTATACGGAGAGATAATCAAGGTGTTGATGATTACTGCTTCTGGTGCCGAAGGTATTTCTCTTAAGAATACAAGATATGTGCACATTGTTGAACCTTATTGGCACCCAGTGCGTATAGAACAAGTAATCGGTCGTGCACGCAGAATATGTAGTCATCAAGATTTGCCACCTAATCTGCGAACAGTACAAGTATTTTTATACTTAATGACATTTACAGAGGAACAATTAAGTGGTGACAAATCTATTCAGTTACGATTGAATGATGGTAGTAAATTCGACGATTCAGTTCCAGTCAGTAGCGACGAAGCATTATATGAAATCTCGACTATTAAAGAAACAATTAGTAAACAATTGTTAAAAGCAGTTACCGAATCATCTATGGATTGTACCTTATATAATCGACCTGGTACAAAAAATGCGGTATCCTGTTTCTCATTCGGAAAAACAGTGCCCTCTTCTTTTGCTTACAAACCATCCATTAGTAACGAAGAATCTGATTCTATTACTCAAATTAATAAACAAGAGATTGAATGGATACCCAAAACTGTGAAAATCCCAATCGATGGTATAAAGCGCGAATATATACAAAATACTACTCCTCTTGTTAAACGGGACCCGAAAACTGGAACACCATTAAATTGGTACGAAATATATGATTTGGATAGTTACAATGAGATTAAGACTTATGGTACAGGGGAACTTATATTAGTAGGTTATTTAATACAAAAACCAAATGCGAAAACTTTCAAATTTGTTTCAGCTTAAATGTATTGAATTCTATAACTTTTGAATTTATTTGATTGTATAGTAAGTAATATACTTAACGAATATCGTTTATAAGTATAAGTTATACACGATATTTTTATTTTCGCAGAAATTTTTTCATATAATCCATAAACTTGGATGGTTTTGGTGATTCACGTATATCACAAACATATACATCCCTCTTTCGACCTTTTTTTGTGTCTTGGTGTACAAAATCGCCTTGCTTATGTATGGATGTATTATGTATATTTTTGGAGTATTCCTTATTCACTTGTGGAACATCATATGAATCACGACATGTCAATACTGATTGGTTATCCCAAGCACTCTTAGTATTATATTCATGATTATCATGACTGTCTTGATGATTATACTCATGATTTTCTTCATGTTCACCCAAGTATATTGTTTCTATACTACCAATGCTATAACTGCGGGTAGATTTTTCACTACCACTATGTATATAAAATTCTATACTATTAGACCGACATGTATTGTTTATTTTACTAGATTGGTCCGAACTGTTATTTCGACTTCTATTTCTCATAATATTATTATATAATCTCATTATTTTATTTTCAATTGTTATTTTTATTATCTTGTAAAATTGTAATAATTTTCGAACACATCTCTAATATTTGTACTTGTTGATTTTTTAGAAATACTATTTCTTTTAACACGATATTTTGTTCCACTTCATTGTCATTTGAAATAGATACTATAGATTGTTCGGGATTTGTATCATCCTTATTCGGTATTGTAATATGAGATTTTCGTTTTAAAATATTTAAAATATTATTTACTTGTGTAGTTTCCGATGTATTATTTACTTGTGTAGTTTCCGATGATGTATTATTTACTTGTGTAGTTTCTTCTTGAAATGAAACCTTTTTTGTAGCCGGTGACGAATCTCTCCCATTATTTATCCAGTTTTCTGCATCATTTGATACTGGTAATAGTTCTAATTCTCGCTCTCGATTTGCTAGGCGCTCTGATATCAATCTGTCCATTTCATCACCAATTGGTTTATCTTCCATATCATTCTTATCAATGAAACTAATTTCGTCGGGTTTGTTTATTTTACCTAATGTTCCATTTTCGTCTTGATACTTCTGTAATTTCGTATTAAATTCACTTAACCTTTCCTGTTTCAAATCTTCTGCTTTATATACAACCTTGATTTTGGATGATTCTGATAAATTATGTTCTCTATATTCATTCTTTCCTTCTTTTTCTTTATTTATTTTTCCAATCATTTCTTCAATGGTAACCTTATTTTTATCGATCAAGCTTTCATTCTGATTGTTTAAACTAATATTATAAATGGTATTTTCAAATATATGTTTAATTTTGTCAAAATCGTTATTATTGATTCCGTCAAATATATTACTCTCTTGTAGAATTCCCCAAAGTAATCCTTTATTGTCGTTACTTGTGTATTCCATATACACAAGTAAATAGTTAATGTTTAAATTTTTATTAGATTATTATAATATTTCTATTTTTACATGATACTAATCACGATTGAAGTATTCATTTCTTAATTTGAATACTTCCGTATCATCTATTCTATTGTTTAAGAAATGAGATAATCCTTTATCCTTTAACATTTGAATAATAAAATAAAGACAATACATACCACATTCTGTATTTGTGCGTTGGTGTTCTATTTTATTCTCTTTTACATTAAAATCGATTCCTAATTGTTTTCCCTGGTCCACGATTGTTTTTATTAGTTTTTTTACTTCTTTTGGTGATTCATCCCCATTGCTATCAAAATATGTAATTGACTTATTCTTTATATTTAAAAATATGGCTATCCAATGAGCTCCCCCTTTATAGTGTGGGTCTGTGTTTAAGATAATTCCTATTTTATTCTTATTGCGCTTTATTTGTTCACTTAAGTTAAAATTACATAATTCTTCCCAAACACATTCACCATATAATTTATGAGTATCATAATCGATTGGTGATGGCCCTAGAAATTCGAAGCATTTATAGAATTTTTCATATTGTCTCATTACTGATTCTATGTCTAAACTACTCAACCATTCGTTTGGATTACGATTCCAAACAGTGGGTGCATTTGGGGCAAATGTATAATTTAATAATTCACTATTTAATTTACCTACCATAAATTTACTTCTTAGCCAACACGATTCACGATGACATATATGTGACATAGCATCTTTGAAAAACTTCCATATTTCCTTTGTATCACTCGTGACAATTTTATCGTGCGGATGTCTAGCATTCCAATAATGTTTCATTTTGCTTAAGGCTTCATCACTATAACAGGTATAATCTTTATTATTCGGATTTGGACTACACTGTGGTTTGAATTTTTCGTCATGATTATGATGTACTTTTTTATGATGTACTTTTTTATCCCGCGTTTTCCCAGTTTTTTTATGTTTCTTTGATTTGTTTTTTCTGGTCTTCATCATAATTATTAGTGATATTTTTCTTTTTTTCTGGACTATTGGTTTTGTCCTTCTTTTGTATTTTTTCTTCTTTTGGTTTTATTCCTTTCGTCTTATGTGCTGTAGTTTTAATATTTACATTCTGTTTTTCAGGCAATATTATTTGTTTTTTTGGAGTTGATGTGGTTTTCACTATATATGTGTCTAGATTTACTTTCTTTATACCTTCATTGTTCGTCATTAAATGATCACAATTTATAAAATCTATATCTGAAACTGATGCATTTGACATATCTATACATGTATCTATACATGTGTTGTTGATATCACCATTACTATTATTGCTAACATCTTGATATTGTTTTTGCATCAATTCACTTGTGTCAATCATTTTTAAATGCTCTATACAACCCTTTATATACATATCAAACTGGCTTACCAAATGTCTATCGTCGATTTCATTCCTAAATAATTTTTTATTTAAATCCAATATTCTCTTTTTGTAAAATCGTTTGTCTGTTGTATATTCCAATTCATTTGACTTATTCAATGTACGATGCAATATTTGTTCATATTGTGATCTATTTGTAAAATAAGACAATGTCATACTGTCAATACTATTCATAGAAATATCCATTACATATTTATATGAATTTTTTATTACCATTATAACACTTAACATCCTATTCGAATGAATTAACAATCGTCTTGGCTAGTTGAGTCCTTTACATCATATCGAGTATGATTATTAAATAATTTATTTGCAATATTCATATTATTTGGATTGAATGGAGTAAATTCAGGTTTATCGAATAAAAGAGAATGTGTTTGTGGTTGAGGTACAAAATCGATTTTCGTTTCATATAAATCGCTCTTACTAGATGGTACCCACTCTGATTGCTCACATTTTTGCAGAGCAAAAAATTGGTTTCTTAATGTCGATTCTGTATTTACATTATTAGAAAATCCACTCCATGGAGCTGTTGCATTACCTGGATTAAATGTTTGAGTTGGTGAATAGGACTTATATTTATTCAAAGGAACTGTTGGTTTTTTATATTGGTCTAATACTTGCATATATCCATACTTGGTGGAGGTTGGACGAATCGAGTATTGTGGTTGTAAACTATTGGATGGAATATTTCTACTTGAAATACGGTTATTTATTTCATCTACACGCCCATGGTTGCATGTATAATAGCCATTGACAACTTGTGATATAGTATTTTTAATGCTCATTATTATATTATAGTAATAATAAATAAAATAAGAACATACCTAAATAACATATTATGTAAATTATTAATATACATAATATTTATATGCATTACTTGCATCAAACCTTTTTTGAAAGCGCCTTGTATTTATCTTATATACTTTATTTCGTTGCTTATTTTAATATTGGTCTTTACACTCCCGAATATCTAACCATGTTACAGTCTGTTATGAAATATTATGTTATCCTATTCTTGTTAATACGATTCAACCCAGTAGTCACAACCAAGTTTACCAACTTTGATAGAAAAGTTGTATTTTCCTCCGCGATATTTTTATTAACTACAACAGCATTCAATGACTATGCCAAAAAATTTGAACTGTTAGATTTAGTAAAAAACTGGAAATAACTAATAGATTCTTATTTTTCTTTTCCCTCACTCTACCGTTTTACCGTTTTACCGTTTTATTCTTGGATTTTATTTTTGTATTTGGTTTACGCTTGTATGTTTTGTCGGTTTGTTCGTAAAAAAACTTCTTTAAATGTTGCATCATCATTTTCCCAACAATATTGTCAATCTCCTGCTCTTTTTCTGTTTTTTTAATAACATCGTAATTATATCTTTTAAATTCGCTTTCCATAATAGTCTCAAAAATCGTTCTTTCTTTCACATGTACCGATTTATTACCTATATCGGATTTCAAATATGTATCTAACATTTCTTTCAGAGTCAATCTATGTTTGTATGCCTTTACATGAATATAATATACCTTATCATCTACCATACCGTCGTGATAGACATCATCAATAAAACAGAGATCCACATTTTTCGGTATTTTGGTACATCGTATTAAATCATCAATCGTTTTATCATGTGAAGTGCGACCTATTTCAACTGGTTGACCATTCACTTTAAACGCTGCAATAATTTGGTCAAATAATTTGTAGTTTAATTTAGTATTAAAATATTGTTTGATATCTATAGCCCATGATTTAGGACCTTGGTTGTTTGTGTAAATCATTATTTTTTTACATTTATTGTTCATTTTCTTTGTTTTCAAATAATCGAGAATTTTAAAAAGTTTAGGTCGAACAAACTCTGGGTATAAATCTAGTAATGAATCAAAATTTTTTTCACTATAATTATTATTTTTAAAATAAGTGTTTAGACAATCACAAAATATACCAAATTCTGTGAAATAACCTAATGTTTCATCCAAATCAAATACTACTATTTTATGTGGGGTATTCATTTGCGTATAGAATATAATATATATTTTGATAAAAAATCTAACCAATAAATATACTCCTCCTATGGATTTGACGGCTTCTGATTATAAAAAAATAGCTAATTATTATCAAATCCCTAAATCAAAAAATAAAACATATAAAGAAATTGCTGAAGATGTATTAGCGTCTAAATTATGTAGATGTATTAAATCAGTTGATTCTTATAATGATACTGGTCCAAATAAAATAAGTGGAGCGAAGAAAATAAGTGGAACGAAAAAAAATAGAGAGGATGTGGCGATCGGAGTATGTAGAAAAAGTATATTTCAGAACCGTAATGTTGATTTTTATGATTTTAAATGCAAAAAAAAACCAAAATTAGTAAAAAAAACAAGATCTTCTTCAGCTCTTACAAAAACATCCAAGAAAGTACGATTTGAAAAACAAATTAAGAGAAAACCAAGAACCTTGAAAAAACGGAAATATTAATTTTCCAAATAATCCAGTGCTGATATGAGTATTCTCTCTTGGTCTGTTAATTTTTGGAATATAATGTTTTCGTCTATTTTTATTTGAAATCGCCTATTCATGTTATTTTTACAAACAACATGTATACCAGTTGATATTATTTTTATGTCAATTATAAGACCACCATTTGTTAGATTAATGTTTTCTGGATTTTTTAAATTAATCCATCGAATGTATCGTCCATATTGAATATCAGTTAAATCATCTACATAACGATAATCTTGTAATTTTTTATGAAAGGTCTTTAATTTGTCGCGTGGTAGTTGTAACTTTTGAAGATAATCGTTTTTTAAAGCCTTGATTTTGCTAGTAGTTAAATTCATGACACTTGCGTTGTTTTCATTGTCTAGTGCTTTTTGTAGACATTGTCCTAATTCTGTATCAGTATCTATACAATCGTCGTTCTCTGTCATAGTATTGCTATTGCTATTGCTACTATTGCTATTGCTATTGCTACTATTGCTATTGCTATTGCTATTGCTATTGCTACTATTGCTATTGCTATTGCTATTGTTAACCATTATAATAAAAATGTATTATATTTTTATTATATTTTCATAAGTATTGTTATTAATGTTATTATTTTGAAAACAAGTTCAAATCCATCGATCCTCGAACCAATAATATATAAACAATTGTGTGAACGAATAATCCAAGGGTTGTTGGACAACCGTTTACATCTGCCAATTTACCTAAAAATCTACCTAATAATTGTTGTGTGAATTTGTAAGTGTATGGATGTATCACGAAGATAAAAATAAACGCGGAGAAGATTGAAATCTGCCATTTTGTATAACTTGAATCAGCCATTATATAGTAGGATGTGATATTTTTTCAAATTCGCAGAAAATGCATATTATGTATAATATTATCCCTGAAATTTGCCAAATACATATTGTATTGTTTGTATTTAGCGATTTTGTCCGATAAAATATATCGATTCGTGAACCACTATTTTTCATAAAAGTCGACATGAAAAACGCCAAAAATGGTGGAAATTTGTGTTTTATCGACGAAAATAGGCGAATGTATGTTGAATAAATGGATTTCGCCAAATCGTCCAATAAAAAAAGTGGCCAAAAACAGGGTTTTTTTATCGACGAAAAGTGCTAGTAGCCACACCCTAAATTATGGATTTCGGGAAAAACGGGGATAAAAAAACGACTTTTTCACTACATGTCAAGTGCAATAAAAATGGTATGAATTTATTCAAGTCCCTTGGCGATGTAGTGGACTGCCTACATATGTAGGGGAGGAAATTGAACTGAAAAAAGTGCACTGTATACGATACATGTAGGTAATTTTACTTTTCACTTTTTTTCTATACTTCATTTGACTTTTCAAAAAAACACACAAGGTTTTTGTGTTGAATTTTAAAATATGGGTCAAGAGTATGAAAAAAAAAGTGAAAAAGTGATTTAGAGCATAATGCTCACAATCCAAATTTTTTTATTTTCAATTTGTTATTGTAAAAAAAATCTAATTTTATGAAAACAATTTAGGGGTAAAATTCTATTAGTCTAATATATGGGTAAACGACTAATAAAAACCCCTAAAAATGAAAAGAAAAATTTTGCGTGTGAACCTTGCTCCTTCGTATGTAGCAACAAAAAAGATTTTGCTCGCCATTTATGCACTACAAAACATAAACGACTACTTTCGACTACTAAAGGACTAATAGAAAAAACCCCTCTAGTATGTGAGTCAGATTATTTTACCCCTAAATTAGACCTGTTACCATATGACAGTAACGATGAATTGGGTAAAAAAACCCCTTATGGTAATCCGTCAGAAAATCCAAATTCTAAAAATAATACCTTACTGACACCAAGTGACCAAAATAATAGTAAAAAAACCCCTTACCATTATGCGTGTCAAATGTGTGGTAAATCGTATATACATATGAGCTCATTATATAAACATAAAAAGGGATGCTTGGACCATGAAGCGGAAAGTCAACCCGATGAGTCAAATAAGAACACTACAATATCAAAGGAAAAAGAATCCGAATTTAAGGAACTTGTCTTGTTATTGTTGAAAGAAAATAAGGAAATACAAAAAACATTTGTAGAACTTATTCCACACATCAAGGGCAATATTACAAGCAATAGTCATAATACTACTACAAACAATAATCAATTTAACATAAATATGTTCTTGGACGAACATTGTAAGAACGCAATGAATCTAACTGATTTTATCAATTCATTACCAATTACAAATGAAACATATGACAATACTATCGAGAACGGATTAACTAAAACAATTACGAATATGGTTCTAAATGGACTAAACGATTTGGACTTATTACAGCGACCAATACATTGTACTGACCCCTCACGGAAAATAATGTATGTAAAAGACAATGATAGTTGGGAAAAAGATAATGATTTAAAAATGTTACTACATGGCATCAAGACAATATCTTCAAAACAACGCACTACATTAAATAAATGGCAAGAAGCGAATCACGGATGGAGTACAGATGAGAATCTACAGTCGAAAATGACAAAACTAATATTTCATTCCATGACAAATGTAGAGGACGATGAAAAGGAAACCAACAAAATTATCCGTGCTATTAGTAAATCTACACATTTGACAAATGACATTAAAAACGACTACCTTTGAATATTTACAATTATTTGAATTGTTATAATAATTATATTTACATTCATGTAGGTATAATTATTCATTTAAAATGGTGTTCCAAAACCACCACCGAATGCGTCATTTGCAGCCATGGGTTCCATCATGGGACTATTTGCTCCCACCATTGGGTTTTGTGGACCAGCATACATATTGTTAAAATCAGGCTCAGATTGTTGTTGAGGCATTTGTTGATTCATTGAATATTCATTTGTTCCACTTTTTATATTTGTCATTTGAGGTTGTAATTGTTGTGGAATGTCAATGTTTGGGTTCCCACTATATTGTTGGGATAATGGTTGAGTAACACGGACTTGACCGGCTTGTCCTTTTTTGGGCTGGACCTGTTGTTTGGAACCGGTTTGTCCTTCGTACAAATCCCATAATCGGTCTACTAATATTTGTACCTTTTCGCCCATTTTACTTTGCATAGTGATTGATATTAATAAAATAGAGGGGATAATGTTAATAATGTTTACATCACCATAAGTTTTTTCGCTATATGTTGGTACATAACATACCATTTTGTGAATAAAATACAATGACATGAACATGAATGATGATTGTCCAATTACTTCTAATAAAATCATTAAACTTGCTTTGTCGTCATCCACTTCTGGTACATAATTTTTGACAACCTTTAACACTACAACAACCGGCATTATTGCTAAAACTGTGTATTGAATAATATTTAATAATAGTGATTTTTGATCATCGTCAAAGGGAAATACTGTTTTTATAAATCCTTCACTATTGGTAGTTGATTTTTCTAACCTATCCATATGATTTATAATAAGATTTAAAATTATTTAAATACAAATCTTATTTTTGTATATAATGTTGAAATATGCCATCGACCTAAATAAATACAAAGACAGAGATCCTCGTCCTACAAAAGAGAACTATCATGAGGAATACCAATATTTGAATTTGCTAAAAGATTTAATGGAACATGGCACACTTGAAGAGGGTAGAAATGGAAAAACAAAGAGGGGGGTAGGGAGTGCTATGCACTTTTCATTAGAAGGTGGTAAAATTCCCGTATTTACTACTAAAAAGACTGCTGTTAAAACTGGCATTCGTGAATTATTATGGTTTATTAAAGGACAAACCGATAATAAAATTCTTACCGATCAAGGAGTTGGAATATGGAAAGGAAATACTACAAAAGAATTTTTAGAAAAATGTGGATTAGATTATGAACCCGGTCGTTCGATCGGCCCTATGTATGGTTTTCAGGCCAGATTTTTTAACGCACCATATACAGGTTGTCAAACGGATTATACCGGACAAGGAATAGACCAACTACAAAAAGTTATTGACGACCTTAAAAATCCTGAAACAAGAAACTCCAGACGACATGTAGTATCAGTGTGGAATCCAGAACAATTAGACCAAGGTGTATTAAACCCCTGTCATATTTTATATCAATTTTTTGTAACAGAGGAAAATAAATTAAGTTGTATTCTTTATCAACGTTCGTGTGACGAATTTTTGGGAATTCCTATAAATTGCTTATCATATTCAGTCTTAACTTGTATAATAGCCAAAATATGTGATTTAGAGCCATATGAATTTATACATTTTGGAGGCGATACTCACATCTATGACGATTGTTTTGACCAAGTTACAGAGCAAATAACAAGAACACCATATCCATTTCCTACACTAGAAATTTTAAACAAGAGAGAAAATATTAATGACTATGTTATTGAAGATTTTAAAATTCATGATTACCAACATCATCCCCAAATTAAAGCGGCGATGAGGGCCTAATATTTTCTTCTTTAGTCATTACTAATTTATCATGTACATCATACAATATTAAATAATATTATTTTAATTCAATATTATTTAATTATTTATTACCACTCAATATTTCTAATACGGTATTCAGATTTTTCTTGTCGCTTATTATAATCGGGTCGATTTCTTGACGATACATTTCCATCTTCATCGCATTTTCATGTATTGATTCATATATCCTTACATAATCCGTAAGTTGACTTATGTTATCTATATGCTCTGTAAATAACTCATTCAATTCAAAAATGGAAATTAAATTGTCTAATTTACATTCATCCAAATCATATATGTGCCATGGATATTTTATCTCTGTTGTATAGAGTAAATGATGTCTATAACTCTTATCTAATTCAGTAACATAATACAATGTAAATTCGGGTAGTCGTGTTGCCGCCATATTATTTTCAATATCATGTTTATCATTGTTTTTTTGCAAATATGTATTTGAATATTGCTCATTATATGACATAGTAAATTGTTAGTATATGGTGACAATAAAAATACATTATGTACACCTATTCTTTTTATGATTTATAAAATTTTTATTGTCTAAATCTTTGTATTGTAATGTTCTTATGTAATATTCGCCATCATAATTCTTGCGAATAAACTGATTTTTCTCAGTAATTGTAAACAACGGTCTACCAGAACCGTAAAATATCTCGATTTGTTTTTGTCGCCATAATTTTTGTTTTTCTTGTGGGGTTAGTTCCTTTTCCTTTTCCATATGTACTATATTTGTATTATACTAGTACTCTATTTTTATGTTTTCTAATTTTATGTTTTCTATTTTACATAATTTAGTATCCTTGATTGTCCTTATTTAATTTATTTATTAAATATCCAATGAATAACATGAATCCAATACCACATAAGATGCTAGCTATATCCATGGTATGATTGTATTAATTTTATAATGTAATTTTGATAAACTGATTGTTAATTGTTTTCTTTTTCAGTTTTAGAAAAAAACAATCAATTTTTTTATGAACCAAGTAATCTATTATTCATCCAGATAGCTATACTAAAATATTTGACCCATTATTTAGGGAAATGCGATTATATTTGTCTTTTTTAGTGTAAATTATAATTAATATGAGTTCAAGTTCATCCTTATCTGCTGCAAGAAGAAGAAGAGCTGGTGGTCAACAACCAGTTTCAAACACCACTCCAGAAAAACCAAAACCACAACAAAACCAACAACCTTCACCTAGACCAGCTGGTAATTACCCGGCACCGAATCCATACATGTTACTTCAACAACATCATGTAAAAATCAATGAATTGGAGAAAAAAATAAATGAGATTACTTCCGATAAAAATGGTGAATCGGTTCCAACAAATGTATCATTAGACACCGGTAATTCACAAATGGATCCTACGAATTTTAGTGATATGATCATAAATAGAATAGAATCACAACTAGACTTGAAGGCATTTTACGAGAATGACACCAGACTCGCTGGAGAGATGGAAGAGTTAAACAAAATTGTACAATCACAACAACTACTTATTAATGAAATGAATACCACATTGTTTCATGTTATCCAACAGTTACATTTACAAGAACCATCTATAGACGATTCTAAAGATACTCTTGAAGCAGCAGACATGCTTGTAAATATGAAAAATAATGTTACATTTGAACCTTCTGTAAACGACTATACAGGTATTGAAGATGAAGATAATTTATCTAATTACGAAGGTGCTATAGACAATGGAATAACAACATTCGATATTAGCTATGTAAAACAGAGTAGTGATATTAGAAATTATACTAACAATGTGTAAAAAAATGAAAAAATTAGTATAAAAATAAACTAGTATGAAATCATTGTTTACTGTTTTAATTTTTTGCATTGTTTTATTCATTTATATACATATAAATTTTCATTTGCGGACGAGCGATGATTTAGAAGTATATGAAATTGATCAACCATCGAAAGACAAATTGGAAGAAATTTGTGATATCCGCCAACCAGTGATTTTTGATTATAACATTGATGGTCTTATGACACAATGTAATTTAAATACAATCGAACAAAACTATGGAGCATTTGATATTAAAGTAAGAAATGTTAAAGAATATGATGATGTGACCGAAATGTATTTACCACTTACCATGGGTACAGCTAAAGAAATATTTAGAAAAGACTCGGATGAACGATATGTTAGTGAAAATAATTCGGAATTTTTAGAAGAGACCGGATTAGTTAAAGAGTTTCAATATAATGACATATTTTTAAGACCCTATTCATTGTGTAATTGTAAATACGATTATATGTTTTCTTCTACGAACACGAAAACATCGTTAAAATATGAACTGAACTACCGTAATTATTTTTTGGTGACTCAAGGCAAACTCACTGTCAAATTAATTCCTCCAAAATCATCCAAGTATTTATACACTATTAAGGATTATGAGAATTTTGAATTTCTCTCTCCTGTGAATCCATGGAATGTTCAGCCACAATTTAAAGCTGATTTCGATAAATTGAAAACATTAGAAGTTGTAATCAATCCAGGTCAAATTATATTTATACCAGCATATTGGTGGTATAGTTTTGAATTTAGCGAGAATACAAGTTTATGTGTGTTCAAGTATAAAACTTATATGAACAATGTAGCTATTTCAAATCATTTGTTAGTTAATTTACTTCAAAATCAAAATGTCAAGAGGGATAGTGTAAAGAAAAAACAAATTGAGCAAAACCAGTCGGCTTGTTCTAATGAAACAGTAGACAGTATTGCGATTGATCCAGTTAGCGTTACCGATGAAAACCAAAAAACAATTCCAATTCCAGCTTCAATGACGGACAATAACATTGTGAATGTAGAATCTACACCTATTGGCGAAATAGGAGGAACAACTAGTAACCTTATTGGCGCAGGTATTGGTGCAAGTATTGGCGCAAGTATTAGCGATTAATTTAAAAATTGATGTACAATATTAGTAATATAAACACAGTATTACTAATATTACTATTATACTCTACCAGAAGAGAATGACCGAATTTGACGACAATGTTACTACAAACAATTATAAAATAATTATAGATGACCGAAATTATGCTCAATGGAATGTGCATGATGCAAACACATTAAATCAAGTAGATAAATTACCTATAGACCCATGTGCCGAGAAGTTGTTTTCTGGAGATGTATTTGAATACAATACAAGTACCAAGACCGTAAATCGAATTCACTCAACATTACGGTCGAGTGTGAATATACCTGGGATTTTAGTATTACAGGGAGGAAAGACCTTTGGGAAAGCTAGCGGGAAAGCTAGCGGGAAAGCAAACGATAAATATTTATATAAGTGTATTCCAGATGATAAGCGAATTCCAGTGTTTATTATACCATATTCTTTAAAAATCGGCTTCTCTAAAAATATTGACAATAAATATGTTCTCTTTCATTTTGATAATTGGAACGGGAAACATCCAGAAGGCACCCTTTTAAATGTATTGGGTGATGTAGATATATTGGCCAATTATTACGAATATCAGTTGTATTGCAAAAGTCTATACGCATCAATCAACACATTTAACAAGACAACATCGGACGCATTTAAGAAAAAGACAGAGTCAGAATTTATTAATGATATGATTGAAAAATATTCTTTAATCGATAGAACGAATGAAAAAATATATAGCATTGATTCACATGATACTACTGATTATGATGACGCATTTAGTATAACCGATGTGTCGTGTGGAAATAGTGGACATAATGCATACAAAATTAGTATTTATATAGCCAATGTTCCTATATGGATGGAAGAATTAGGTCTATGGAATACATTCTCAGAGAGAATATCCACGATCTATTTGCCCGACAGAAAAAGACCAATGATGCCTAACCCATTGTCCAATTGTGTATGTAGTTTATGTGAAGATGTAGTAAGATTAGCATTTGCTCTAGATATTACCATCGTTAATAATGATATTATTGGATATAAATTTGAAAACACTTATATTAAAGTCTATAAGAATCATGTCTATGATAGTAAAGAACTTCTTGCCGATACAAATCACCAGAAAATGTTTGATGTCGTAGATAAACTGTCCAATGTGTATAAATATACCAGCAAAATTAAGACGAGTGGTGATTTGGTTAGTTATTTGATGATTTTAATGAATTATTATACGGCCCTTGAAATGGTAAAACATGGAAATGGAATTTATCGTTCGGTGAATTTTAATAAAGATGTTGAAAAACAATCCGGACTACCAGACGATGTGAATAATTTCTTAAAAATATGGAATAGTTCTGCTGGACAATATGATTTATATAATGAGAGAAAATCACATGAAATGCTAGAATTGGACGCATATATTCATTGTACATCTCCTATTCGTCGGTTGGTTGACCTATTAAATATGGCCAGACTTCAGCAGAATTTGTCGCTCACTACTTATTCTACGGAATTTGAAAAGTTTGAAACCCATTGGACAGAGCGTCTTGAATATATTAATACTACTATGCGTGCTATTCGTAAAATTCAAAATGATTGTACTCTATTAGAAATGTGTACCAATAAACCAGAAATATGTGAACGAGAACACAATGGTTACATATTTGACAAACTGGAACGCATTGATGGACTGTTTCAATATGTAGTCTATTTGCCTCAACTTAAAATTGTTTCCCGTCTTACAATTCGAAATATATTAACCGATTACAGTAATTATACATTTAAAATCTTCGTATTCCACGACGAATCATCATTAAAAAAGAAAATCCGTATTCATTTAGCTGAATGAATTGTAGCCATATATTTATCTTTGATTATGGATAATATTTTATAGTGTTATATATTATAATGCCAACACGATTTGCACACGCACAGAGTAAATATGGTGATAGGAGTTTCACATTAGGAGACGCCGCTAGGACTGCTGTCCTAGCGGCGTCAGTACCAGTACTTCCATTTGTAGCTTTGGGATATGGTATTAAAAAGGGCGCTAAGTATGGTAAAAAGGGCGCTAATATGGCAGCAAAAGGTTTCGGAAATATTACTGGTCTTAGAACACGTAGCGGTCTAACACGAAAGCAAAAGGCTGCCGCTACCGTTATGAATTCCAGAGGTGGCAGAAAACTAAAAAAATCTAATAAACGCAAATCTGTTAAAAAAAGTAAAGGTAAAAAGACAACTACACGCAAGAGAGGTAAAAAATAATCAATAATAATAATACATACATAAAGACAAAAATATCTTCTAAAATATATGCCGTATATTTTAGAAGTACAGAAATATCATGTTACTGGTAATCATGATTTTCCACAATACAATGGAAAAAGCGAACATATTGGTTATATGAATAAGGTTTTTAAAACGAAGAAGGAAGCAAGTGATTATTATGATAAATTCAATCCGCATATGCGAAAATTAAATATACTTGAAAATTGGTGTAGCGATTGGGACCCAAAGACATGTTTAATGTATGTTGTAAGAAAACGATTTACTGAATATTTAAAAATACCACCTTTTGAAAAAGAATAAAAATCTGTTTTATTTATGTAGATTTTTGAAGGTTGTAAACGTCATTGGACATTTACACCATGACTTTTTTTACTTGACGCTTACTTTTATAAATGACACTACCAACATCACTACCTTTTTTCAAATTACTACATTTCGTGTAACAGACATAGGTATTTTTTAAGTTTTTGTATTTTGTTTTACTTTTGCACAATTCCGAGGCGTACAATAGTGTTTCATTATCTGGACTTTCATCACATATGATGACATGACATGACGGAAACGAATCTAAATGAAGCCATATATAATCAGATTCGAAATCAATAATATTCCAATTATCCTGAGCATTTTCTCCTAGAATTATAATTGTGTCATTAAATTTTACTTCTTTCATGATGTATTATCTTATGCTTTGTATTTGAGTTGTATTTTCTTTGTATTAATAATACTATATTCTTGTATAGTATTATTATAATCAATTTTTCTGGTTAACGGTTTTGTTTACTTAAAATAAATATGGGTTCTTGTAATGGTTTTATCACCAGTTAGTTTTATCTCATTCTCTCTATGTTTTGAATGTTTTTTATATTCTTTCACGGACATCCAATATGTATGTGTTCTTATATTATTTGGCATCATAATGTATAACATAACATATGGAAGAATCTTTATATCTATACCACGATGTATATTTACACCTTTGAATATTTAAATTGGTGCACCCCACTCATTAAATCCATTATTAAAATAATCATAGTCTATTGGGGTGTTTGTATGACTTTTAATAACAGACAATAATTCACCACTATCTGCCATTCTTTTTAATTCTTCGTAACCACCAATGTTTTTACCATACACAAATATATTGGGGACAGTACTTCGTCCGGTTTGTCTTTTCAGATTGTTTGCTACCAGTTGTCTATTAGAAATATTGTCCAATTCGTATGTCTGTAATCCAACTTGGTATTCATTTAATAGTTGTTTTGCTTTTATACAATATGGGCATGTAGTTTTACTAAACATAGTCACGCCTCTAGGATCTACATAAAAATCTAACATTATATATTTTAGATTTTCATATTATTTTTTGATTCTTTACACATCATCGAAATGTATTAAGTAGATTTTTCAATTGTAGTGTCCTTCTTGACAAAATGTTTATTCATGAAACGCTGGATATTAAAGTATGTAATCACAGCGTCTGGTTCAGCTCCTAACAGAGATTGTAATTTTTCGTCTGGCTTAATTACCTTATTATTTTCCTGGTCTGTCAGAGAATGTTGCTTAATATAAGAACAAATAAACTTTGTTACTTCTGTTCTAGCAATACTAGTACCTTCCTCTTTTCCCATGAAATTACACAAATCTTTTGAGATAGGTGATGCTGCAGCAAATCCAGAGGGTTTCCTACTACTCTTGTTCTGTTTTTTTACAATCTCTTTTTTGTTTTGTTTAATTTCTTTTTTCACATTCTTTTCCAATGCCTTCATTTGGTTTGCCATGGCTGTTATTTGAATTTTAAATTGTCCAAGTGTATTTAATAACGATCCAAATTGATCACTTATATATTCATCTTCACCCCCATCTTGTTCATTCTTTCCATTTTGTTCTGTAGTTGACATAGTATACATTAGATACGTGTAGTGTCTTTATATATTGTTTTAATATATTATATCATTTCATGTAGAGAGTATTGTAGGCGTAATGAAAATATATTAATTTGTATATTGTCTTATGTAGTGAATGCTATTACACCATTGAATATTTAAATAATATTGAACACTAATAAGTATTCAATATTATTATGTATATTTTATAAATGATTTTATTTATGTTTTGTTTGTAAATTTGAATATTATTTTTAATTGTTTTATGCTGTTTCATTATTAGTTTCTTCTGTAGTATCGGGACAAGTTGACATAGTTCTGGCTAGTTTTGGTTTTTCCATTGGAAAATCAGTTGTCTCAGTACTAGCCTCTTGAGAAGAATCAGTCGCACCATTATTTTGGTTACGGCGTCTAGGTCTAGATGAACGATTTGCGTTTCTAGTTTCACACAACAAATTTCCGCCATTTACACCACGAATGTTAGCAGATTGATACTTGTAGTCTTTACCAGATTCTACAGTGGAAAGGACAAATTCCACATATTCACCCTGAACCAAATACTTGTATTGTTCCTCACTAACACGAATAGCAGAATGATGTGAAAATACATCCATACCTACTTTATCCCCAGCAGTTGGACCATCAATGATGGTGATAAACCCATATCCTGCCTTATTATTAAACCACTTTACACGACCATGGTACACTGTTGTATTTGTTTCACTAGAAGAACTCATTATAAGTATACATTGTCTTATCTCTTTAAACCATTTGAAATGAAATGTATTTATTGTTTGCTACGGGTATGTAATAAGTATTTCATCGTATATATAGTTGTATTCTCTCTACATAGTTTCAAACAGGAAACGAAGATATTCGTAATTTGGTTCGGTTTTATATTCTAAACTATAACAGTAAACCAACATGATGTTTATTTTGTCAGGCAACCCTTCACATAGCCTATCTGGAGAGATATTATATTTCATTTCGTATATTGATTGTAACCTATCTTTCTGCCATGGCAAGATCCCATTGTACATGTAAATGATTATATAGATCATCGATATCAAATCATCACGACGACTTGAAGATAACCCTTCGTGTAAGTAATAACTAATAAAATCGATTGTTCCAATTGTACTATCAGTGTATGTCATTGGTTTGTGTTTCCTTTTATGGTCTAAATATGGTGTCGATATCCCGAAATCTACAATATAAATATGACTATTATCAAGAGAAAACAAAAAATTCTGTGGTTTAATATCTCTATGAATTATTCCACATTTGTGTATGTATTGTATACAGTGTAACATTTGACAACCTATATGTTTTAATATGGATATTGTATTTACATTCGGCTTTGATACATTTTTACATGATTCATGATAATACCGGTCGATAGATTGACCTAATAGTTCAAACACCATGTAATTAAATGTCGAGGTTTTCCCAAAATAAAATACCCGAGGTGTAATGTTTAATGTTGTATTCATAGACGATAAAATAGCGTATTCATTCTTTAGTTGTGATTTTCTCTCTTTCTTCTCTATTTTAATTGCGATTTCCGTTTCTTTCTTAACATGGTCGTTAATGTTATAACTGTCTTTTTGTATTCCTTTCCATACTTCACCAAATGCTCCTTTTGATATCTTTTCTAGACAATAATAATTATTGATTATTGGTACACCCATTTTGTTACTACTAGTAATTATCCAGATAATAAATCTCACAAATTTTTTCATGCAGGTCGAGAGAAAATCATCGTATAGACAAATATAATTAAAATTGAAAACGAATATTACTTAGACCGATTTCATAAATATTAATAACCATGGTTGTATTATGCACATCTACTTACACAAACGACGATCCAAATGTTACCGGACATTTTGAGACCTTTCCATTTCCTCTCAGCGACTTTCAAAAATACGCGATTCAGTCCATTGTTGAGGGCAATCATATTTTAGTTACTGCTCATACAGGTAGTGGAAAAACACTTCCAGCCGAATTCGCGATTGAACATTTCGTAGCCCAAGGCAAAAAAGTTATCTATACATCACCCATTAAAGCATTATCCAATCAAAAATTTCACGAATTCACAAAAAAATTTCCCCATATTTCATTCGGTATATTAACCGGAGATATTAAATTTAATCCAGAAGCAGATGTTCTCATCATGACAACGGAAATATTACGCAACACTTTATTACAAAAAACAATCGACAATCAAGTAGATACAAAATCGGTCCCAATGCAATTCGAAATGGATTTTCAAAATGAATTGGCAGCAGTTGTATTTGATGAAATCCATTATATTAACGACCTAGACCGAGGTAAAGTTTGGGAAGAAACCATCATGTTCTTACCTAGTCATATTCAACTTATCATGTTATCGGCTACCATTGACAAATCAGAAATATTCGCCCAATGGATAGAAGATGTGAAAACAAATGAAAAATATCAAAAAAAGGTATATTTAGCACCCACGAACCATCGGGTTGTTCCACTAAATCATTACTTCTATACAACCATTCCCCAAGGAATTATGAAAAATATCAAAGACAAAGAGTTTATTAAATACATTAACGAGTTTCTACACAAACCAATTCCAATCAAAAATAGTACATCGCAGTTTCACAGGGATAATTACGATAAAGTGAGGAAATTGTTGGATTATTGTCGCAAAAATAGTTGCCATATCAAACCATCCTATGTACTAAATGAGGTTACCAAATATTTAAATGAAAACGGTATGTTACCAGCCATATGTTTTGTATTTTCGCGCAAGCTAGTAGAGAAATATGCTCAGACCATTAACATGAGTTTGTTTAGTGACGATGAAGCAAATATTCCATCTATTATTCGTCGAGAATGTGAACAGATATTGAGAAAGTTGCCGAATTTTAAAGAGTATCTCAATATGCCTGAATTCGAAATGATTACTCGTCTCTTGGAAAAAGGCGTCGCTATACACCACTCTGGTATAATGCCCATCTTTCGTGAGATGATTGAACTGTTATTTGCGAAAGGATATGTTAAACTATTGTTTGCGACCGAAACTTTTGCGGTCGGTATTAATATGCCAACCAAAACTGTACTGTTTACCGGATTTGATAAATTCAATGGTTCGTCTATGCGTATGTTGCATCCACATGAATATACACAAATGGCCGGTAGAGCTGGAAGGCGTGGTCTCGACACTATTGGTCATGTCATCCATTTAAACAATATGTTCAAATTGCCATATGGACACGATTACGAACAAATGGTCAATGGCAACCCACAGACTCTTCAATCAAAATTCTCCATCTCATATAATTTAGTTTTGAATTTCCTACAATTTAATAATAATACACTTGAATTTGCTGATAAAAGTATGTCAAATGGTGAAATCCAGCGAAGTATTCAAGGTGTTCGTGATCACATTAGTCAGTTGAAAAATGATTTGACTACAAAGAAATCAAATCCTACATATGTCTATGTTACGGAACATATGGATGAATTTGAAAAATATATTCAAATGATTGAAGATGTCAAAACATGTAAACAAAAAGCGCGCAAACAACTGGAGCGTTCCATGGCGGAAATGGAGGCGAGTAGTAAGCAATTTAAAGTACAGTTGGAACAATACAACTCGTTATTGACAATGAAGTCAGAAATAAGACAAAATGAAGAATATATTGACACATTAACATCTCATTTTCACAATAGTTTCGACAATGTTGTTCAATTTCTTCAACACTATGATTATGTCAAGGAAGAACTATGTGATGACGACGCAAATAAAAGCAAGGTTGCTATTCAAGAAAAGGGAGGAATCGCCACATTCATTCAAGAAACCCATTGTTTGGCATTTACTGATTTCCTTATTAAAGAAGATTATCTGAAGAAATATAATTCTTATGAGATTGCAGCATTATTGAGTTGTTTTGCAAACATTCGAGTAAAAGAAGACAAGAAGATATATAATGTATCGTATTTAACTACAAATACACAACTGAATGAATCTTTACAATCAATGTCGTCGATATATGATGGTTATATGGATGAAGAACTTCGTTCTGGAATAAGTCAAGCAAATAACTTGGATTACCTGTTTGAATTTGTAAATCCGATATTAGAATGGTGTGAAGCAGAAGATGAGAAAACATGTAAGGATATTATGAAGAAATGTGAATTCGAATTCGAAACATTTCCGGGTGAGTTTATTAAGGCCATTTTGAAAATAAATAATATGGTAAATGAAATGAAAAATGTGGCCGAATATATGGGGAATGTTGAACTATTACATAAGTTAACTGCTATTCCTGATTTAACCTTGAAGTTCGTAGCCACAAATCAATCATTGTATGTTTAACATTTATACAATTTATTCAAATATGTAATACATACAAAAAATAAAAATTGATTATTTTTTCCAAGTTAACGCTAACTCAAAATGAATTAAGTTTAAAATGTCAAACATAGAATCAGTAAATATTGAATCGAACACACCTAAGAAAGAACCGTTTTGTCGGGTATGTTTTAACAAGGGGAAGTCAAAAAAGGTATATCGTTCTCATTACATTTGGAGTGAAAAAAACATGGATGGAGTAATAGTATGTCCAGAATTAAAGGATTTATTAACGATGGAATGTCATTATTGTCATGAAATTGGGCATTCAACTGGGTATTGTTATAAATTGAAAACGAGAGATTTTGGATGTCGCCATTGTGATACTTTTAAACATAAACAGAAAAACTGTAAATTATATCGTGAGTGGAGGGATGAAAGAAGAATACGACGGAATGAAGAAAGAATAGAGCGACAAGAAAGAATAGAGCGACAAGAAAGAATAGAACAAATCGCTAGACAACAGGATATTGAAGATACGCAGTATAATCGAGCCATGTGGTTTTATAGAGACAATCAAAGAGAACTACATAGAATACATGACGAATATACAGACCTATTAATTAATAGACATTAATTATATGTTTGAAAACAAAAAAAATGGATTTTACTAATTGTAAATATCTTTTTCTTTATAAAATTGAATAACTTTATAAAGAACAAATTATAGCAAAATATCAAATAATAAAGTAACATATTCAATTATGAGTCATATATTCAGTTATAATTATCGTGTAAATAAACAAAATGATACTAAATATGATAATAATATAGATGTATTCTTTCAAAAAATGACAGAGAACATGGAATTGGAGGATTATATTAACAATGGTAAATATCCAGACAGATTAAAGTCAACTTTTGTAAAAAAACAATTCCCTAAAATGGAAGAGAAAATTATATACGAATTAAATGATTTACACAATAAAGAAATCGATAGTTTAAATAACAATCTAATTAACATTAGACAATCACTTGACATACTCGAACAAGAAATAAAAACAGAAATACAGAGAGAAAATACACAAACCAATAACCATAAACAAAACGAATGCCCTATATGTATGGAAGAACTCAAAGAGAGAAATTATGTCATGCCAAAATGTGGTCATCCGGTTTGTGTCAATTGCTTTGTAACAAATATGAATACAAATAAGAATGCTGGCCATTTATGTAGTCAGTGTCGTCAACATGTAATATAATTATGATATAATACAATTATTATTAAGTATTTGAATTATAGAATATAATAATCTTTTTTGTTCAGGCACGGGCTCGAACCGTGGACCTTCGGCTCATAAGACCGATGCTCTAACCAACTGAGCTACAAGAACAAAAACAATTTTTAAAACATGTTTAGGTTTATCTTAAGCCCCCCGATTCCTCGCTTAAGACTGTGGGATACTCATATTAACTGAACATGTTAATCTATCCCTCCATTTCCCATTGTGGGGATCTTTCTAGGGCGTCCACCAATCCCCTACCCGATGTGGGACTCGAACCCACGGCCACACGCTTAAAAGGCGTGCGCTCTACCGACTGAGCTAATCGGGTAAATTGTAAAGAATAATATGACTTACTATTCTCTACAATATAATACAGTGGGACCTCTTTAAACTAGTTTACTATATATAAAAATGTAAATATTTTGTTACCATATATGGTATTTATCTAAATACCTATTTATGACTTACTAGTATGTCGTCGTAGGGGGGCGAAACCCCCAAAAAAAAAATTGAAGGTGTGTATAAATTAATTAAGAATGTATTGAAAAGAATGTCAAAGGAAAAAGAGTATTGTCGTCGTTTATCGGTGCAGGGAGTGGGTGTGTATGAAGAGTTGTTGGTGTTATG